TTGGCGAGAATTAAGGCGGTTAGAGCGGATCATTCGTGGGAATCAGCGTTAGGACGTTTCCTCGAATATAAGCGCGCAGAAGGCTTATCGGAGCAGACGCAGCTAGACTACACGCAGCATGTAAGTCGGTTTATGCGGCGCTATCCTGGCGCGTGGGACACATCCGATAGGTTAGCGGAGGCGTCGTTCGAGTACTTGGCGGAAGAGATCGCACCATCAACGTACAACAACCGTTTAGTGTATCTGCGGACCTTCTTCGGCTGGTGTGTTGAGCGCGGAATTATTGGCGCTAATCCGATTGCAAACATTAAGAAACGGAAGGCTGAGCCACGCGTTGTAAACATTGACGAAAAGATATTACGCGAGCTTTTGAAGCTACCGGATCAAGACAAGTACACAGGACTGCGTGATTATTGTCTCATCCTCATAACGCTAGATTGCGGCATCAGACCGTCAGAAGCTTTCCGCTTATTGCCCGTTGATTTTAGAGAAAAGGCGGCCGAGATATACATACCCGCGAAGATTGCGAAGGCACGCAAAAGCCGTACGCTTCCCCTATCGGATTTAACCGTCCGCGCTATCCGTAAGCTGTTTCTAGCGAGGCCGGACGAGTGGGGTTCGGATACGCCGATATTCTGTACGTACGAGGGTCGACAAATGAACCGCCATACGTGGGGCGATCGGCTTGAACTATACAGCGCACAACTCGGATTTCATATACGGCCGTATGACCTCAGGCATGCGTTCAGCCTTGAATACATCCGGAACGGTGCTAACGCATTTTCGCTGCAGAAGACGCTAGGCCATGGCGGTATGGAAATGACGCGCAGGTACGTCGCGCTGGCTAACGAAGATTTAAAGGTGGAGCATGCAAAGGCGAGTCCGCTGAATAAGCTGACAGCAACGACGAAACGGAATACGAATATAAAGAAGCGTAAATAAATAGCGCCAGTCTTAGCGGAGATAATCCGTTAGGGCTGGCGTTTTTTTTGCGTCATAGGTGCGGGAGCCTCCGCTGACTACGATTAATCCCGTATAAGCTGGCGGAGAAGCAGCGTAGTCAATAGCGCTAAACTTTCATTATTCCAACCAGTTTAACGATTTCCCTTGCGCCAGCATTTCGCATTCGCGGACACGCTTCGCATCCCTAACGCTCACTATACGCCTCCTTACGGATCACCGTTAAATCACCGTGAAATTAGCGCCTGGAATATCCGGGAGGGATAAATCTACCCTCACGCTATCAGAACGGCTAATTCAACGGTGATTACACGGGGAAATGACGGAGGCGGGGCGGCGGGTACGGTGGGGATGCGGAAGGCGGCGAAAATGGGGCGCGGCGGACCCGGTTTTATCTTTTATGTTTTAAGATCAGCGCTATTCTATATGTGTAATATGGCTTATATCCGCGCTATTCTTGATAATTCGGGACGGAATGCTCTTATCCGGTCCGTAACGAAGTTATGAACGTAGTGAATAACTGAGTTAAGAGCTCTTAAGATCTTAATGTCTTTATAAGATCTTAAAGAATACTACCATTTACGCGAAAGTCAAGGCTGCTGCCACTACGCTCCTGACCTACGCGGCCCCGTTTCCCGCCGTATTCTAACGTAAACTATCAATATCTAAACCATCGGAGGTATCAACGTTATGACTCACGCAGATAACCCGTTATTAGGACCGCTTTCCCGCGCGGACTTTATCTCCGCAAACTTACCGCTCGTCTACGCCGTCACTAATCGCTACGACCGCCGCGTACGGGACGATGCAGCCAGCGGAGGTATGATCGGACTCATCACCGCGTACGACCGATATTCTGACGCCAGTATCGCATTTTCGACGTATGCAACGTTTTGTATCCGCGCACAGATCGCCGTGTACTTCCGTAAGAACTCCGGAGCCGGACGCATCCCCAACCGCGTATATCCGCTGGCTCGCGCTATTATGAGCGATGGCCTGGACGCAGCGCAGCCGGAAGCCATTGCGCTACACTATGGAGTCACCGTTAAAGCCGCAAGTAAGGCGCTACAGGCGGTCCGATCGCGGGGCAGCGCGGAGTTAGCGGACTGGACGGATGGCGGCCGTATGGACGATGAGACTACGCTATATGCCGCCGAGTTTATCGCGGGGCTCAAGCCGAGCCAGCAGCGGATTGTAGGCGCATTGCTTGGCGGCCAGAAGATGGCGGATATCGCGCGGGAAATGTCCGTAAGCAAGCAGGCTCTGCATAGTAGCGTGTCGCTAATCCGGAAAAAGTGGCGTGCGTACGAAGAAAGTTGCGCGTGATGGTGCGGGACGCTACGGTCACTACGATTAATCACGTATAGGAGGCGATAATATGAAATTCCGCAAGAAACCCGTAATTGTCGACGCTATCCAGTATACGCCCGGCCTCGAAGACGGCTACGCATGTTATGAAATCGGCGGGCGCTGGCGGTGTGACCCCGAGGACTTCATGCAGACTTACGAAGCGGTTGACAGTACTCCGCACGGGGAAGAGACTCACGAAAGTATTCGCGAGGCGTACCGTGACGCTCTCCGAATCGCGGATAATAACGGGTACGCAACCGGATACTGTGACGCGGTTGAGTACGTGCTTGAGATACTAGGCGTAAAAATAACGGAGGTGAACGCGTAATGACAACGGAAATTAAGAAGGCGCTGCTCCCGCGTATTGTAGCGGACAGGATCGAGGAGCTGCGCGGCAGCCTCGGTAAGAGTAACGAGTTTATCGCGGAATTGTGGATGCGCACGGGAGGCGGAGTTCCGATGGCTACGTCCGAGCTGCGGCAGGTTACGTTTGATACGCTGATGGTGGCGCTAATCGTCGGATACGACCGCGAGATGACGGAGGAGGAGAAACGCGAACTAGCGCATACGGAAATTTACCAAGAGCTCGTACACGGACCTTTACGGTATCGAACAACCGCCGAGCAGGAAGCGTACGCTGACGGAATCCTTTACGCAGTCAACACGCTGGGCATCGAGATCAGCGGAATTAACAACGGAGAGGTGGGCGCGCAATGAGCGAAGTTAAACCGGTAACAATTCCGCACGAGGTGGCGGACACAATCGAAACGCTACGGAGGGATAGCGCTAGTAACCCAGCGTTTGATAACGAAGGGATTGCGCACGCCTACGTTACGGAGACGTACGTCGGTCCTATAGCGCTTAACCTGCGTAAAATCCCGTTCGACACGTTAATGCGCGCTCTGCTTGACGGATACGAACGCGAGCTAACGGAGGAAGAGAGACGCGAGAAGGCGTACGCTGATATTCGGGAAATGTACCGCGATACCTTGGCGGAGGGACGGCAGACGGACATCGCGTACGCTACCGGAATGGAATACGTACTCGATGCGCTAGGCATCGGAATTCCCGGAATTAACGAAGGAGGCGCAGCCTAATGTTTAACGCACAACTCACGCCAGATTACGCAATCCAATCGGACGCCAACGCTAATAACTTCGTAGTCAAACGCCGCCGCATCGTAGACCCAACGCAGGCTCCCGGATACAAAGCGGTCGAGGGTAACGCATTCCCGCCTAAACGCGAAGTGTGGGACGACGTTGCGTATTATCCGGTGAATACGTCGGGACTTCGCGCGGCTCTCGATTACGTACGGTTTAATGCGGCGGTCAGCGCAGATACCGGCAGCCTCGCGGAATTCATAACGCTTCTGCAGACGGAAACATTGCGCATAACAACGACTATGAGCGCGGCGGTCGATACGTGGCCGGACGTTACCGTTACGAAAGGAGGTGCGGCGTAATGAAGTTTACATGCGATAAGTGCGGAGAGGTGTTCGCGTATGAAGACGAGGTTAGCCGCTACGACATTAACGGCAACCCGTCCGGCGATATCGAGCAGAACGCGCAAAACCCGGATAATTGGGTCACGACATTGTGCGGAGAGTGTGACGCGTAGTTTCTACGTTGAAATCACGCGGAAATAGCGGCGATGAGATGGCCGGAGTGTCAGCGGAAGGGTAGCGATATAAACGTCTATTTACCGCCGAAAAACAGCCGGAAACACACCTTCGCCATATTTACGCGGAGTTATTATACGGATAAGGGAGCGGATGAGGAATGGCGGATAAAATCATCGTAATGGAAAAGGACGGAGTATCCTACGCTAAGCTTTCGTCATATAGCGGATTCGGGTCGAGCTACGTTATTAACGGAGAGGCTGCGGTCCCTGCGCCGGGCGACAAGAACTACGCGATCGTTGACGGAACGGTAACGTCTATCGAAGTCAAGCGGACGGCTCCGGGGTATCGCGTTGGCTATGCGCTGTACGACCGCTATAAGGAGATTACGCAGCTACCGCATGAACTGCCGGCTGACGCTTTTACACGGGATGACGACGGGGATTTATGCGGAGAGAATGCGGAGTTTTATCGCGCCGTACACAGCGAGCCGACGACGTACTTGGAAGCGGTAGAGTTCGAGATTATCGACCGAAATTGCGAACCGGTGACGATACCGAGCTATGTAACGATCGAGTTTCCGAATAATATCGCGAGATACAGGGAAACGCAGCACAAGTATCCGTGTTTCATCTCGGGCAAGAACGTATTCGACCTACTATGGGAGCGCATAAAAGAGCGCGTAGACAATAGTGACGGTAAGTACGTTATGGACAGCTACAAGAACATACAGACTTTGACCGTAAGTGAGCGTATCGCAATTCCGTATCACGAAACAACAACGCGATCCTATTACCCGACAGCTCGGTCACGCAAACCGCGAATCGAGACGGTCCCGGTGCGGTGGAAAAGCGTTGCGGTGATCGAAGTGTACGGTCCGGAGTATAGTCGGAAGCCTACGGGCAGGGACGCTACGTCCGCTGTGCGTGGTAAAGATTATGCAGAGCTGCAGACGAATCTCGAAGCGTACATCAGCTCGTTCCTATCGCGGATGGAGGACGGTAAGCGCGAGGTGTGCCGCCATTGTCGCGGTGAAGGAATCGTAGACGTGGGGGGAGGTGTAGCGTAATGACTCGCGATGAGATTATCGCAAAGTGGACGGGGCTTAGCGACATAGAACGTGACGCCTGGATTGCGGAGGTTGTGTTCGGATGGGAATGGGATGAGCGCATAGACGGCGCGCGATGGTTACTTCCGCCGGCAAACGATCCGTTGCGCTGGTGCGCTGCGATATGGGGACCGGAAGGCATTCCGTCATTCACTCCGAAATACTCGACGGACATTTCCGCAGCGGCCAACGTGCTCAACGCGATCCTTGGTGAGTTTTATCTCTACCGTGCCGCATCGAATAAATACGTAGCTTCGTTCGGGTACACTTCGGGAGAGCCGTGCTTCGATTGCGGGGAGGAGCCGTTCGAAATAGTCGCGCAAGGAATTGCGGAGACGGCTTCGGAGGCGATCGGATTAGCTGCGGTAATCTATAAACTGCGAGGAGTGGGCGCTGATGTGGCCGTTTAAGCGCAAGCCTCCGCATGAACACGATTGGCGGCTGGACGATACGTTTATGAAACCGGGAAGCGTGGACCCGCGTCTTCGCGCCTTCTTCGTGATACAATGCACAACTTGCGATAAGCAGCGCACGCTAACCGAAGATGACTTCGCACATTTCCGCAAGTATTTTAACGTTAAATTAACGGAGGTGTCCCCGAATGCTTAAGTGCTATCACGTGGAGGATAAAAACGCGGAGCATCAGCAGCTTGTATTCGCGGATAAACGTAGTGCGGCGATACTGCAGAGCGAGGCGTACGAGTGGGATGGTGAATATATCGCGGTACGTGCGCTGAGGCAGCCGGCTTATGATAAGTACGCGGAGCAGGGCTACGTACCGAAGGCCGTTTTACTCGCAGACGGTTGGTGGTTTACGTGTTACGGACGTACGGACAGCGGATACGTTTGCGGAAAAGAGATACGTGCGGAGGATAATCCGCTAATCATTAGTGAGCATGCTTATTGTAACGCTCATTGTGCGACGGAGGTGGTCACCGATGGAGCTGCGTAAATTTCCGGTAACCGCGCCGGACGGAACGGAGTATCGCGTTACTATCAGAGAGGTAACGGACGAGTTCGACCGGCCATCGCATGCGGTCATTAAAATCTACGTACCACGCAAGCGGTTCGGGTTCCGTAAGATATACCGCGTTAACATCGAGAATATGCGCGGCTATGGTCCGTATGACGCTGACCGTCCGGATTACGTGCGTCTGACCGAAGCGGCCTTTTACTCGTATCGTCGTGATATCGCCGTTGATGCGCATACACGGCGAGAGCTGTCGATCAGAGAACGCCAAAAGCTGGAGGCTGCCGCTAAATTTAACGCTTGGAACGGGAAGGTGGACGTATGACAAAGGCGGAATTACTCGCGGAACAGGCACGTCTCTTAGCGCTAGCAAACGAACTGGCCCGGCGTCATTGGGGCGTGGATTATACGGGAACGCTCCGGCTGACTGCGCGGAACTGGACGCGTAGGGGCGCATCGTTCGCGTGGAATACGGAAACGGGGCTGCAGGAGATACGTATGTCTGCGCCAGTTAATGAGCGGTTAGGTCCGGATAATATCGCCGGAAATCTGCTGCATGAACTCGTTCACTGGCGGCTGTATACGGTGGGCAGTCCGTTCCGCGATGACGATGCGGAGTTTGTAGCGGAGTGTTTACGCGTTGGAGCTCCGTTCTCGCAGACACAAGCGGCCCAGCGCGCATATCAAGCGTATTTACAAACGGAGAAGGAGGCAGCGTAAGTGAAATTCGAAAGTGTAGCGGACATAATAGCGCATTATCGCGGGGAGAAGCCCGCAGAAAATAACGAGGAGGATGCGGAATGTTTGACTTAGGCGACCGAATTGTACGGTATCTCGCGGGGAAAGCGTTAATAGGCGTAGGACTTATCGCGGCAATCGTATCGATATTGCTAAGCGCGGATGTGGCGATAATTGCGTCGCTGGTCGTAATCGTGATCGGAAATATTATAACGTTAGGGGCGGCGTAATTATGGCGGAGATTAAACGGGATTTAAAGGCGGACCTGGCGTTTTGCAGTAAGGACAGCGTCATAGGCGTATATGTACACGAAGCAACTAAAGCGTGGCCTCACGCTATTGCGCGGGCGATTGCGGCTGAGCGGAGAATCCGCGAGTTGTGCGAAAGTAACGCGTATTATATTAAGCAGGCGGAGCGCGCGGAAGACGATTCGTATTATACTCGCGAGGAACTCGAATCCACGCGTAAGGAACTCGCTCAACTCCGCGCAGGCATCGCGGTTGCCATGACGTACTCAGGCGGAATCATAGTCGAGATGCTGCGTAAATTACTGACGGAGGTGCCTGCGGATGAGTAATTTTATGGCAACCGCGTTGCGTGACATGCAGGATAGCGCTTCACTGTATCTACGTATGTACGAAAGAGAGCGCGTGTCGAGCGTTAAACTTACGGAGGAGAACGAGCGGCTCTACGAAGTCATTGCGGATATGCAAGCCACGATGAAGCCGATCGATCATTGCGATTCCTGCGCACATTTGCGTGTTGAGCTGGCGCAGCATAAAGCGGTGAGGGAATCGTACTTAGCGGAGAACGAACGATTACGCTCCGCACTCAAACGTATGGACGACCGCAAACACGGAATGATGCCGCGCTCTCAGATGGCGCGGATTGCGAAGGAGGCGCTTGATTATGAAGCGCACGCTTAAGATCGAAGTGTCTGCGACTAACGTTTTTGACGCAGAGGAAAACGCCATATACGGAGGCTACACGCCAGAACGCCGCGCTGCCCATACGGAAGAAATGCGCGCTGAGATAGCGAGGTGGTTCGCTGACAATATGGAGGAAGGCGCGAGTATCACCGTTAATGTAAGCGTAGAGGAGGCGGCTAACGATGGCTCCACGCAAGAAAGCGGAGAGTAAACCGCGCATCTCTGGCGACCAGCGCAAGGACTGGCGTAACCTACCGCCCGCCGATTGGAACACGCTAACCGTCATGACGCAGATAATCGACCTTAACCGTGAGCGCTACGGAGCTGATCCGTATATACCGGCCGCTGGGGGCTGGCGCTTCGAACAAGGCGTAATCAAACGTGCGCTCACGTTGTATGGTGCGGAGGCCCTGCGTGAAACAATCGAGCGCGCTTTCACGGAACATCGCGTAACAGCGCAGTATCCGCAATTGACGGCGGGGTTTTTGATAACGTACATGCTGCCGCGTATCATGGCGCAGGTGCTGGCGGAAGGGAAACGGAAGGAACGCGTTGAGCAAGCGGCAGCGGGCGGGTTGACGGACGAAGAGATAGCGGAGTTTTTATAACGGAGGGAGGTGCGCAATTGACTAGCGCAGGAACCAACGAAAGTAAATGCGTACTCGCTGCGCATTGTAAGAACGCCGGCGGACCGTCCTGTAACGCGATGTGCGGCGCTTGGGTTGGCGTTATGGGCCATAATGGGCGCGGCGGACGCGTAGCAGCGGCGGGCCTACCGGACGACTACGCGCGGCTTACGTTAGCTAATTCGCCGGCCCGCGATAACCAGGCGTCGGCTTATCGGAAACTCGCGCTGTACGCCGATACATTCTCACGCCAATTTGATCCGGAGGCTGAGCGTATTAAATCGCTATACCTGTACAGCGACGAACCCGGCACCGGTAAAACTACGTCAGCCGCCGCGCTGGTTAACGAATGGATCATCCGCCATTATATCGGAAGTATTCAGCGTGGCTTAACTCCGCATGAACGGCCGGCCCTATTCGTCGATGTGAACGCCTGGCAAACGCTGTTCCTCGGCTTCAACCGTAGCCACGTGCCGCAAGAGACCGCCGAGCCGATCGCACGCGAATATTACGCGATGGAGCAGCGGGCGAAAGCGGCCCCGTTCGTAGTGCTCGACGATATCGGCGTACGGTCGGCGAGTGACGCATTCAGAGCGGACTTACACGGTGTCGTAAACCACCGCGTGACGAATGGCCTGCCGACGGTTTATACGTCAAACGTAGCGCTCGCGGACCTCTCCGCGATATTCGATCGGCGGCTCGCGGACCGCATACGTGACATGTGCGTTGACGTGGCGTTCGTAGGCGAGAGTAAGCGCGGGATACGGAAGTCAGCGTAAACGGGCGAAATAAAGAGCTACGGTGAGGTAGCGCAAGGAGCCAACGGAGTGAGTACGGCTATCGCGCCTGTTCGACAAAATGCGCCATGATAACGGAGTGAGAAAGAGTTAACACAATTAACCTTTTCCCTAATGCCGACCAAATACTTGTAAATCATCCCAATTGCTCACGAAAAAATCGCCTAATTTGGCGTTTGGACAAAGTGTAAAGCGAGTGTAAACTAGGAGGTGTAGCGGTGGCAGCGCATGGACAACAACTATTGTCAAAGATCGTCGATACAGGCGACGTCCAAGCGATTACGCGGCTCGGAGTCAAGCGTACAGACTACGCAACGGACGGGGAGCGCCGCGCCCACGATTTCGTAGTGAAGTACGCAGCAGAAAACAGCGGAGCCGCGCCGTCATTGTCAACGTTCGTAGCGGAGTTTCCCGACGATGTTTGCGCATACATTCCTGGCGTAACGGATAGCTACGAATACTTGGCGCGTGAAATTAAAGACGCGGCGGGCAAACGAGCGGCGGCGGAAGTACTAAGCGATCCGCGACTACAGGACGATTTCGACGGGAAGACGGCGGACGAGTTCATTACAGGCTTGACTCGCCAGCTAGAACGGATTAAACTGGAAACACGAACAAGTGTTCCCGAACAGCTGGGCTCCGGCCTCGACGATCTGTCCGCTAAATACCGCGAGGAATATATGAAGCGGAAGGCCGGAAAGTCGTTCACGTTATGGAAGACGCCATTCCAGCGCCTTAACGACGAGATCGGCGGCCTGTTCTCCGGTGATATATACGGGATCATGGCGGAGTCCGGGCGCGGCAAGACGTATCTATCCGAAGTGCTTATCGAATGCTTACTACGTCAGGGCGCGCGCATACTCGTAAAGTCGTACGAGGTAAAATGGTATCCGTGGCTATCGCGGTTACTATCGATTATGACGGCGGATGACGGCGTGCTGCAGGCGGAGGGGCTCGGAGTTAAGGACGTAGGGCTACCGAATAAGCAGCTACTCGCGGGAACGGCGGAAGACGATATCGAAGCGTATTTATTTGATACGCTCGCGAAGATTAACGAGCATTATCCGGGCGAGCTGATCTTACAAGCGAAAGGGGACAAGAGTCTTACGCGGACACTCGACGCGCTTGAACGTGAGCTCCTTATGCGTCCGGACATTGACGTCGTTGTCGTTGATCCGTTTTACGGGCTCGAAGACGTATACGGGAAGAACGCAAATAAGACCGCCGGGGGAGCAGCGGAACAGGCAGCGCGTAACTTCGAGCGCATCATCGGCGAGCATGACGTCGTCGGCATATATACGATTCAGGCGCATAGTGAGAAGCAGGATACGGAGGATGAGGCGCAGCGTGAAATCCGCCTGCCGAAGCGCGACAAGGTGAAGACGACGAAGGCCGTCCTCGAAATCGCAACGAATCTATTCTCGTTTGACGCATCGAACGGAATCGGACGCCTCGGCATCGAAAAGGGCCGTAATGGTGGCGAAGGATTTACCGTAGAGCTGACCGCGCTCTTAGACTACGGAGTATTGCGCGAGGTTGATACGGCAGCGCAGGCCGCAATGTTTACGGGGTTTAATCCGTAGCTCGTACGAACTCAACTACGTCCTCGACGCGGCAGTCTAAATATTCGCAGATGACGGCGAGCGTATCGATCGAAACGGACCTGTCGTTATACAAGCGGCTGACTGTATTACGGTTAATTCCGACTGCGGCCTCCAGGTCTTTCCTTGATAGATTACGCTCTGCCATTCTTACGCGTAGAGGCCGGTAGCTTGGTAATAACATAGTGCAACGCCTTTCCTGTGGGGGATGCCAACATTATACCACATTCTTTAATAAATAATCCTTTTGCATAACATGTTAAGAAAAAAGATTGACTAGATGTGCCAATACGTATAGTATAGTGGCATAAGGTTAACCACACGAGCTGTACACGATATACCCCGAAACAGTAGCCTCACCCCGCGTCAACCCACACATGGACAGCAGCCGGGCTCCCGCCAGTCTAACGTTCGCCAAACCACGCAAGAAACCTCCGCTAAAAAGGTTACGGAACTGAGCGCACCACATGCGCCGATCCGCTAACAGCTACGCCGACCTCTTCGGCAGGCAGCGCGAGGTTATCTTGCGTTATTACTATATAGGAGGATGAAAAATGAATGTGCAAGCCAAACAAAAGCCCGCCGAAACGCACATTACGGAAGTATCGCGGTTAAGCGTCGGGCGTTATCAAGTATGGAAGAGTATGGACCGCGAGCGCTATGAACAGTTCGTAGAGAACATCCGCGTTAACGGAATACAAAACGCGATTCACGTCGATGAGGACTACGTAATCCTCGACGGACACCACCGTTACCGCGCCGCGATTGACTGCGGACTTGAACTCGTACCGGTTATGCGCCATCTCGCGCTAACCGACGAAGAAAAAGAGGGCCACGCGTACTTTCTCAATACGCTAGGCCGCGATATATCGAAGAAGGAGAAGCAGGAAGCCGCAGTAACTTTGCGTCGGGCAGGCAAGAGTTACCGGTTGATTGGCGCGTGGCTCGGAATCAGCTACGGAACAGCGGTAAATTGGACGAAGGAAGCGGAAGGCTGTTCAGGTGATCAAAAATTAACACCTGAACAAACGGCAGACTCAGCGGACGGCAAATCGTATCCGGCAACACTCGCAAGCACTCCCGCAATCACCGAACGCGCTGAACGCATACAAGCCGCGCACGAATCTGGACTTACTATCCGGGACATAGCGCAGCAAGAAGGCGTATCGGTCGGAACGGTTCACGCGGATTTAAAACGCGAGATTGTACGGGGTGCCGACGCAGAGCTGGACGAAGAAGAAACGCAAATTACCGCAAAGCCGACGATCGACATGCGTATCTTTGAGTTAATCGAGTATGCGGCGCGGACGTCTGCGGAGGTAAAGGAGTACGGAGAGTTACCGCTGGGACCGGACAGATCGCTATTACGTTTCTTTCACGAGAGTCTGCGTCCGTTTGTTGGGAACCTCTCGATGTCAGTCGGGGACTTTACACGAGCTACGGATGAGCTGGCAAAAGAGCTTTATATGGAGCAAATGGGATTTATGGCGGAGATATCATTGCGGATGTTAATAGAACATGATTACGATAGAGCAGAAAAAATTATGGAGGCGATCGCAAATGGGTAACGTGAAAAAGGGAGTAACATTGTTGAAGAAGTTCCAAGCAGCACAGGAAAATAGTGGACCGAGTAACGCAGGTCAGATAGCACATTTCCGTACAAAAGGGGTTGATATCTTAGCGGAGTCCGAGATGCCGGCCTTTGGCTTTAAGAAGATCGGTCTTGACTTGACCGATAACACCTTCAAAAGCGTACCGGCAAACTGCGCAACTCCAGGCGTTAGGCTACAAGGTACTGCAATCGACGAGTCGGTTATCGACACAATCAACCTAAGCTCGTTCCGCACGTTCTCGGAAGTGGTCACTAACGATGTCCTGACCTGGCGGAGGATTCCTGGAAAAATTAAAGCATATGTAGGCGCGGGGTGGGACGACAAGCTGTCTGATGCTATAAACGAACAGATGCTCAAGAACATGCTGTACCAAATGCTTATTGGTGGAGTTAAGTTTGATGTACGCGAGGAAGCAATAACCGCGCACTCTCTTGTACGCTACATCATACAAAAGCCTGGCGCATCCACGCTGCGCACATTCTTCAAACATGCGGAGATTGATATCGACGACCGTCTAGCCGTATATCAAGCGTGGTCGTCTGAAGGCGTGCGCGATCTAATCACGGATATCTACGCCAAGAACCCGTACTTTAACGCAACAAGCCGTGAAGTTGTGGCGGAGTATAATCGCTACGTAAACCATAACGGAAACGTAGACTTGTCACAGTTTGGCGTAAATAAGGATATCGTTGAAGATTCGCAAGAGTTCTCCGCATTTAATAGCCAAGGACGGGTACTCTCCGCGATGGAGGCATTTATTGGTAAGAAGCGCGGGACGGCTATCGGGAAGGCAGCACGTAAATCAGTCGGCGGCCAGCGCGTACGGCCGAGCGGACCGGACCCAGCAATCATTCTATTGGAACGGTCTTTGGCGCGTAAACAATACACGTACTGCCAGGACAACAATGTATCCGAGCGTGCTTATTGGGGGCTGTTTGACGCCGAATTTATAAAGAGATATGACGTGTCTATTACGCAGAAGTTTCAGGAAAGCGGCGTCGTAAGTAGAACAAGCTGGACAATGCCTAAGTACTTACGCGCCACCGGTTTACTCACTCAAGCAAACGAGATCGCGGAACACCTCTCTCAAAAGGCCGCACTCGGACGTCGCTTGAATATTGCGCTAACTCCATCATTTTAAGCCATAGATAAGTATAACACAAACGATAATAATAATCAATAATATGGAAGGAGGCTGCTTTATGGAAAGAGCAATAAACGCAGCCTTATTTGACGCTGAAATAGAACGCTACCCCTGGCGCAATGTCATCCCGCACGCAACGAAGCTCATCGCGAGCTCCCCGTTCAGCCTGCGGTCCGATAACGCGCCATCTTTTTTTATCAACCGCGATCCATCTTCGCAGTATTACGGATGCTGGTCGGATAAAGGCGCGATCGACCCGGACTGGCAGAGTGGCGGCCCCATCCGTTTATACGCATTCTTGCGGAACATAACAAACGCTGAAGCTTGTGAAATTTTGTACGAAGTCCCTGACGCATACGCGCGGCCGGAATTGCGGATTAACTTACGCGGCACGGGACCGCCAGCTAAACGCAGGCCCGTCGACATCACAGCGTATATCGCGCAGGAAATAGCTGGCGCGGGAATTCCGTACCTAACCGGCCGTGGAATAGCGCCAATTATTCAGCGGCTGTACAGATGCGGATTCGATAACGCGAAGAATGCCGTTGTGATGCCGTGGGCTGGACCGAATGGCGACGTTATGAACGCGAAGTGGCGGGCAACGTGGGGAAAAGCGTTTTGGTACGCGCGGGGCGGGTCGCCGGTCAAGTCGATGATTTACGGGATCGACATCGCGTATCGGCGCAAGATAAAGCGCGCGGCTATCGTTGAGGCGGAAATTGACGCGATGACCGCAGCGTCAGCCGGTACGTTTGGCTTAGCGGTCGGCGGCTCGGAGTTTACGGATGAGAAAGCGGAGTTGTTACGAAGGAGTCCGATCGAGGAGCTGCTAATCGCGGGGGATAACGATGAGGCCGGCGAGAAGCTGCGCTGGGAGATTACGCGGAAGATGCGCGGGTATGTACGCCTGTATAACGTTGAGATTAGCGGAGGTAAGGATTTTAACGCGGTAGGTATCGAGGGAACGCGATTGGCTTGCGAAAGTGCTAAGCGGATTGATACGGTGCGACCGCGTTTGTTAATACGGTAAAGTCTACATTCTGTAGACGATATCGGCGGGAAGACCGTAGTCTGTCCCTTTCGCTGACGCATCACTTTTCTTTTTTACGCGGTGCATAGCGGAACTCGTATAGATCGCTTGGACTGTACTTGACGTCCGCGTACCTAAGGATAGCCTCCGTTATTGTGTGCGCAATAACAAGCGGCATCTTCTTACGCCGGCCAGTCGCATAAAACGAGATTGTCCGTTTATCGAGCTCCGCGTAATCTGCGAGCTGCTGCTGATCCCATCCGATCTCACGCAAAATGTCAGTGATGCGGCAGCGCCCGATTTCATACATCGCGCTGCCTCCGAAAAGATTATTTAATTATTATCCGCAAAAGGTGCGGGAGTAACCAGTCACTGCGATTAATACAATATAAGCCAAAAACAACAACTGAATAGAGAGGACGTAGCTCATGACATTCAACGAAGTATACGTTACCTTTAAGTCCGAAATCACCGCGATCGCCCGGCTAAACAGCCGCAAGACGCGCATCCCGACGGAGGACTTCATCAGCGCGCTAAACGAGGCGCTATGGAAAGCTCACGCCAGGTACGTTGATGACGGAAGGGCAACGCTGCAGACGTACTTGCGGACGGCCCTGCGGAACACCGCGATTGACGTAGTACGCGGAAAGCAAGGCGGATATGCACGAAGGGTTTACGCCACACTCGATAAGCCAGCGGATGAAGACACGCCAATGTCCGAACCCGCTGACGCCGAGACAACGGAGGCCGCCGTGTTTGACCGGCCAAACGCAAGGAAAGCGCATCAGCTCGAACTGATACGCTCCCTCGTAGGTAATGCTGATTCCCCGACGATGTCACTCGTCGAAGCCTTTCTCGCAGCGCCGCTAGACGCCAGACCGACTCAGATCGCCAAATCCGTCGGCCTTCACCACAAAGTTGCTAACGATAAGTTACGTAAGTTGTCCCGCAGTTACGACGCCAATCGTTTCGGCGGACTGTACGAGAACTTAGCCGTTTAGCTGAGAAACACGGAACGGACAATCGGGCAGAAAGTCCGTTCTGTGTAAAGTATATCACACTCGCGTAGTTATTATCACTTATGTATAGATTACCCTAAAAAATCCCAAACGAAACCTTAACGTTTTCAATTTTACGCAAAAAATTTGCGGTTGTCAACGCTTATTTAACCGCGCCCACTTAAATTATACGGAGGTACACGATATATGAACGCAAATAAACGTAAAAAGGACGCGGAAATCGTTCGGCAGCCTATCGCGAAGCTTACCGCGCAGCCTGACCGCTATGTCGACCGCATTTATAACGGAAGCTACGAAGAATACGAAGACGCTGCGGATTACATCGATGTGCTGCGCGGCTGGCCCTACGTATTGAAAGGACGCGTGATCGCATGACCTGGACCGCTAGTGCTCACGCAACTAAACGCGCCGCCGAACGGTTTGGCGCTACGGCCGATAACGTATCCGCGTGGTTTGACGATAAGCTCAGCGCCGCCCGTTACGTATGCAATACCGTTGCGGAAGACGGAAACGAGGCGCGGCTGTTCGTTAACGGTAAGATCATGTTCTTCGCGGACCTATTCGCCGACGTTGTAATGTCCGTACGATACGCATCCCGCACGCAGATAGCCGCTGACTGTATCGCCGAGCTCGCGGAAAAGGAGCTCCGTAAGCGCCAGGTCCGCGCACTTGAGGCGGAACGCGGCTGCGCAGCTAAGAAAGCGGAATTAGAAGCGCGCCGCATCGATCTTAACATCGCGTTATTACGGACACGTTCGGAATCGCGAACCGCCGTATTGACCGCTGAGCTCGCCGTAGTCGAAACGGAACTATGCGAAGTGCTGGCCGCCGTCAAGCGCGCTAAGCGGGAGTTAACGAGTTTCGCGGAGGGCTACGTATCGATGACGTCATAGGCGCTTCCCGCGCCAGCCGCACGGTTTGAGCGATGATTAGCGCTTGAGCCGCGCTGCGGACACGGGAAATAAGGTCCGGGATAGCGGTTCCCTTATCCGCTAAATAAAACGTAAAGGAAGCGTGATCGAATGAGCATGTTTACGAAGGTAGGCGCGGAGGCAGCAGCGGCAGGTAACAACGAAGGAGGCGCGAAAGAGAGTCCGATTATCTCGTTTAAGTCCGGATCAGCGTTTAAAGTCGGAGTCAAGTCGATTAACGATGTCGCGGAGTACTACGGATACGGAATGTTCGGCAAAGTTAACACGTTCCTGCCGGAGAAAGCCGCCGAGCGCAACGCTAAAGGCTACGTAACTAAGAATCCGTCATTATGGGATCAAGCGGCTGACCTTCTCTACGCGGATGCTAACACGGCCAAAGAAGCCGGCGCGGATGAAGCTGCGGTCAAAGTATTCACGGATGAGGCGTATCTCTACAAAGGTAAGAAACGTTACCTGCGCGCATTCTTCGACCTCACGACCGGCAAGGATATCGTAGTCGATCTAAGTCCGAAGCAGGAGCAAACGCTTAAGGCTACGATCGAGGATAATCTCGATGACCTCGACGCAATAGCGTTCAAGTTGACGAAGAAAGGCACCGGTACGAACGCAGTCGTCGCGCTGTCCGCCATCGTGAAAATGGACCGCGACCTGACCGCAGAGGAACGCGCTAACTTCGAGAAGCTCGGCGAGGCTCCGTTCGTCTTATCGGATTTCGAAACGTGCTTGTACGTAGCTGACACCGCTGAGCAAACGAAGAATCTCGTAATCGCCGGCTTTGATATCGGACGCCTCGGATTGTCTATCGGTGCTAACGCAGGTTCATCAGCGCAGCCTAACGCACAGACTCCGCCGCCTGCAGACGCTGACGCCCCGCTGGATATCGATGAATCTGATTTACCGTTCTAACGAGTGGTAGTCTACGCAACTATACGAAGGAGGCGACCGCGCATGTCAGAAGTACCGGTAACAACGGAGGTAAACGCCGATTCCGACGAAATCGTTGACGTAAAGTCTTCGCTAACCGTCGGCCTCGCGCTCAGTAAGTCCGCGCAGTTGCCTACGGCGGCACACGATGTCGCTGCGTTTATTAACACGATCCGCGATTTGACCGGCGAAGATTATGCGCTCGATGTGCGTGTGCAGATCGGGCCAGCAACAGAAGCCGGACGTAATAGCGACGGAACAGCGGTCGTAGGATTCGCGCTGCCGACGCAGGCTGACGAAGAGGAGGACGATTATGGGCGCGACACGCTACATTAATCGGCGCTGTTACTGCGGCTGTGCGAACGTTATGCCGGCCGCAGTCAAGACCGCGAAGTGCGTACGCTGCGGAATGTGGCTGCGCTAAAAACGAAGGGAGACGGTAACAATCGCACACTTAAGTGAAAACGTAGGTAAGTATTCGGAGCTGGCGGCGCGTCTTGCGCTGTTAGCTAACGGATGGACCGTGCATCAATCGGAAACTGACGAGGCGTATGACGTGCTCGCGAAAGACCCGGTCAGCGGAGAATACGCGAAGATACAAATTAAGACGATTCGCCAGCGTAAGGATCGCGGAGGCGACCTGGTTGTATACGCGAAGAAAGGAAACGGAACGACGTACGACCTGGCCGACGCTGATTACGTAATTGGCGTATGGGCGGTCGAGGGCGAAGTCCCACGCGTGTTCATGTTCGAGAATCGCTGCTTAACGGAGTACTGGTGCGCGGAGGCTCGCGCATCTGAGCGCTGGATCGAACTGTCGTTAGCGTTGAACCGCGATATTTATACGGAAGCAGCGGCCGCACTCGCGGAAGAAACGGAATTGCCTAGCGCGGCTTAAGCGGTGCGCTAACGTGAACGTACAAACCGGGGCGGAGGAGACAACGGTAATCGCCGAAGGCTCAGCCCCAACGAAGGAGATACGCTTAAATGGCGAAATTGAACGTAACTTATCCGGCAGTAGACGTAATGGTTAACGGTCAGGCTTACCGCAAAGTTGACCGTAAGGCGCAAGCGGGCGATATCGTTAAGGCGCTGAGCGGTTACACGGACGTCGCGGAGGGCGCGTTCTATGCCGTTTACGCTGATGAAGACGCTGACCCCGCGTTCAAAGACGATGTCGGAGACGAGCGCTACGTATTCCTTGATCACCGTGATCGCTACGAGACGTTCGCGCCAGTAAGCTCCGCAGTTACCGCCGAGGCTCCCGTATCCCCATCCGATGAGCTCACGTTCGAAGGCGCGCAATATCGTAAGGTCGACCGCTCGGCTCGCGAAGGTGACGTTATCGTGTTCCCGGAGGCACCGCGTAGTTACCTCACGTCAGGCAAGCCGTATCTTGTCGACGAGATT